GATGATGACTTTCTGTTAACCACTACAGTGGTTGCATATAAGCTTTCTCTAACTGAAATAACTGACACATCTTATTCTGTTGTTCTCCTGAGCACAATTGACGGAGCTACCCAGAACTTCGTATTTACGAATGATGGAACAGATGCTAGTAAGCGATTGATGCTTGATGCAATTTCTTCAATGTTCCTCACTTACACAGATGGGAATATTGACAGAGTATTTGTAGACACAACAGAAGACACTTTGTATGTTGGTTTTTACGTTGTATCAAAACAACTAATAGGGCTTTCGGAACAAACAGAGTTTCAAATCACTCCGGTGATTGGACACAAGTGGGCAGCAGTGGGTGTCACTAGTTTAACAGATGGATTTTATCCTCTGGCTTCTGGTGGTATTGATGCAATGACTCCAACATTTACAGGATTTGTAGATGCAACAAATGTCCTTCCTTTCTACTCTGGTAGCGAGGTGGAGACAGATGCCGAATACAGAAACAGATATTTCTCTGAAATACAAGCCATAGGAGCTTCTACCCGAGATGGCGTAGTGAGTAATGTGTTCCGTGTTGGTGGTGTAGAGAAGGTAACTATTTATGACAATCCTACGGCTGTCAACCGGGATGATGCTGATGCTTTGTCTTTTCATGTTGTGGTGCTTGGTGGTTCTACTGCGGAAATCTCACAAGCTATATATGCGTCTAAACCAATTAACACGCAGACAAGCGGGAGCACAAGCTACACAGTCAACACCCTTGATGGTGGAACGGAGACAATCCGACACTCTAAAGCAGTTCAAGTGAATGTTGATGTTAGGATTGACTACAGAACTACAGATAGAGTTCCCCTCTCTAATTTAGAGAGGTCTGCCATGGTTGCTGGACTTCAGGATTTCTTTGATGAAATTCGGATAGGAGAGATGCTGTATAACACACAGCTTGTATTCGTAGCCCTTAACACAGCCACTCGTAATAGAATTGTAGCTGTGAATGTTTACACCAAGAGGTCTTCTGATTCAGATACTCTTTTCATAACAGCAGATCAAACTCCAGACTTCACAGAACTCTTTGTGCTCCGTCCGGGGGGTGTATCATTCAACCAATTGGTATAGTGGAAATTGACAAATGACAACAAATGTAAACACTGTTGATTTCATAAAGACAAATCCTATCTATATTGATGATGCTACAGCTCTTGTCCTGAATGAATTCCAAGACAAGCAAATCTACATGGCCATCATTAACTTGGTGGCCAAAACACAACAACAGTTTGAATCGTTGTTAGTGGAGCTGGCTGAAGCTCGTAGATTACCTTTAGCTGTTGGAGAACAGCTCACAGAGATTGGAAGACAAGTGGGGTTACAACGCACAGTTGATGATGATAACGATTTTAGATCCGCTATTTATTTAGCGTCTATTAAACGGATTGCAGACGGAACAAGAGACTCCGTATCACAAGCTTTGTATATTAGCACAGGATTTTATCCTTTACTCTATTCTGGATTATATAGACAAGTGGATATTGGGCTGAAAGGCGAAATTCTCCCCTCTTACGAAACCATCCAAGAGATTATTGGAATCCTTCCTCTTAACACTGCTTATCGTGTAATTAAGCTTCCTCGTACAGGATCACCTTTTGGATTTGCAAACAACGCAAACGCTTTGGGATTTGGTAGTAGAAGTCAAGTGGGGGGAGATGCTGGAGGAATGCCATCATTAAGAGCCTCAGTTCCTGTTCCGACACAAAGAACAACAAACAAATTACCATATGTCCAAGTTGGGTATGTGGACGCTGGATATGTAGAGCCTATTTAAATGACAATCGTATATAGACAAGATAAAGGCGCGTCCTTGACGTATGCTGAACTGGATAACAATATCTTTGAGCTTCACACGCGTGTAGCAAAAACAGATAAATTACGTGGTGGATGGCAGACAGTATTTGATACAGCCACAACAGGTACTCCTATCTCAGTAACAGGTGGTAGCACTTGGTATTACCTAACAAATAATGATTCTGGAACAATGTCTGAAGATGCTTATCTTCCTGAAGGCGTAACTGACCTATGGAATTCTTCAACTAACAGATTGAGTTTGAGTGAGTTGAGTCTTGGGGACATGGTTCATTTAAATGTTCTGGCTAATGTCACCACCACTGGCGCTAATCAGACAGTGAACCTTCGAGTTATTACAGACCCCGGTGGTGGAGACGAGTTCCTTCTCCCGATGTTCTCTTTACACTTTAAAACTGCGGGAGAACAACAAATTTCAGCAAGGGTGAATTTCCCTGTTGGAAATGTTTCAACACGAGATGATCCTAGTGGTATTCAAATTAATTCGGATGCCAACGCTACCGTTGTGGTTAGAGGATTTTTTATTGAAGTGCTCTGTAGAGGGGAGGCTGCATAATGGCTATTGATCTCACAGAATTAGAATGGGCCATCAACGATGTCACCCTCCCTAATGCAAACGGGCCTAACAAGATAGAACCTGTTGCTGGATTGAAAACTTCGGGTGTGGATTGGGAACAGCTTTTGAATGCTGAAGAGCTGAACTGGATGTTCTACAAGCTTTACAAAGCTATCGAAGATTTAGACAGCAGGACGATTGTTGCTGGACAGCTTCCTATCGGGAGCGTTTACACAAATAAAACCGATAGCCGGAACCCCGGAGTTATTCTGGGATATGGAACATGGACATCTCTTGCTGGATTAACGTTGATTGGTGCAGGAAACTACACAGATTCTCGTGGTGAAGCAAGAACTTTCACTGCTGGGAATGTACATGGTACTTACAAGCATCCTTTAACTACTTCTGAATTGCCCTCTCACACCCACTTTCCTGCTGGCACATACAACCGTATCGGTGGAAACCAAGGCCCTGACTGGTCATCTGGGGATAATGATGGTGTGAACGTAACAGAAGGAGGAGCAGGTGGAAATCAGCCACACGAGAATATGCAACCGAGTTTAGTTTGCTATATGTGGGAACGGACAGCATGACGGTGGAAGCAATAATGATCCCAGAATGGTTGAATTTTCTCGCCCAATTCTTGTGGGCACCCATTCTGTGGTGGTGGTTGGAAAAAGAGAAACGAGGGAAAGAAACAGAAGAGGCAGATAAACTCCGTCAGGCGGAGGAGGTTTCTGCTCTGAAGATTCAGATGGCTGTGTTGGAGAAGACATCCATTACAGACACCTACCTGCGTGATTACATGGAAGACAAGCTAGGAAAGATGGAAGAAAAACTAGAGGGAAAGATAGACAAGATGGATAAAACCCTTACAGAAATATTACGCTCTCTCCCAAAGCGTAAAGTAGAGCTGGAGTGATGATGTATGGAGCCAGTCTCTGCTGCTGTCATCGGATTGGCAGCTAAATATCTCCCGGAGATCGTAGGAATTTTCTCTGGAAAAGAAACAAAGGCAGCTAAGGCTGCCTCTGCTTTCAGTAATATCGTTCAGGACGTTACAGGAACGTCTACATTGAGCGAAATTGACAAGGCCCTAGCTACACAGCCTGAATTGGTTGTGAGGCTCAGAGAGGCTGTAATGCAGGATGCTCATGTTGCTGAGCAGATGAGATTGGCTGATGTGAAGGATGCCCGTGATCTTCAGAGGGCAGCTTTAGCACAGGATGATACATTTAGCAAGAGATTCTTGTATTACTTCTCTTCTGGGTGGAGCTTGTTTATTGCCCTCTATCTGACGTTAGTGACGTTCTTGGACATCCCACAATCAAATCTACGTTTGGTAGATACGGTTGTTGGAGTGCTAATAGGGACAATCCTTGGAGCTATCTTTCAGTTCTTCTACGGGAGTAGTGAGAGAAGTAGACACAAGGACGCAACTATTACAGAGTTGACAAAACAAAAAGGGGCATGAAGCCCCTTTAGTTTTTACAGTTAGATAAACACGTACCAACGATGTTTTAAAGGGCCATACAAAAACTTCCCATCTTTAACACTCTTGAGAGTTTTACGGGCTTCTTCTCGTGTTGGGTACGATTGAACAGGTTTACCATCAACATATTCATTAGCCGGTTTTGGAGTTTTAGGAATAGGGCTTGGAGTGGGTTTGTTTGTAGGAGCCACTTGAGGTAGCTGTACAACTCCATTTTTCACTTCAGGAACAAAACTCTTCCCAGCAAACTTATCCAGTTCTGCTTGTGTGAATTGTGTACCTTTGGCCTCCCAATACAACAAACCACTCCCACCCACCAACTTGCGATTAATACTCTCGCTCTGAATGAACACGTCATAATTGCCGTGATCTCCCGGATGCAAACGAGCGTTATTGATCGTATCCAATCCAATTGCTTTTCGAGCACTTGGTCCACCATACAGCTTTCCAGTTTTTCGATCCCGGAGAATGATCTCTTTGTCCGGCTGGATACGCGCCTCAGTTTTAGTGAGTTGATAAAAAGCAGCTCCCTTCAGATATTGTTGACGTTTTGTCAGGATGAAAGGCATGATTTCAATGCCGTTATCCTGTGGGTCAATAACATACAAAGCAATCTTCTCTCCCTTCATATCAATTTCTTGCAACGCATTTGTATTCACATTAGTGGCATCAGCATAGAACACAGTGGAAGACTTCTTGCCTGACGCTTTGTCTCGGAAGTAAGTATCAACTGCTGATTGGGTAGCCACTGTGGAAGCTCGCATACCTGCTTCAGTGGTTTCCCATTCCTGAATGTTCCCAGCAGGAATATCCAAGTTATCCAGCGAGTAACGCAAACCTTTAGGAACACGACACACAATAGTCCAGCGACCATCTTTGTTCAGAGAACGAATCAAATCAACAATGCGACTACGATTATAAACCTTGGAGTGTTCATCCCGACCATCTGTAGTTACAAATACCAAGAAAGAAACTTCTGGGTCAGCGTAGTCTGGCAACTGTTGGTGGAGCTTAATAGCCTCTCCAATTGCATCAAACAACGGAGTGCCACCAAGGGTGGGCCAATCTGTCTTCGGATGCAGCACATGTGGATTAGAAATCACTACTTGACGAGTGATGGTGTTTCCAGATGGATAACCAAGACCAATTACACTTACGATTGTATCCAGCTTCTCTGTGTTAGCAGCATTTACAATAGACGCGATGTTAGCATTGTAGTCTCGCATAGCAGCTCTAGCCAAATCATCCATGCTTCCTGAGTGGTCATTTACAAAAACAATATAATTCTTTGCCATTAGTTTACCTCCTTTTGTGTTTAAAAATTAAATAGTTTATTTGTTAATTTGGTGTGGTAGGTGGGAATCGAACCCACGGTGTGAACTTATCTGTGACGCTGTTTAAGAACGTTGCGTTTCAACCTACTTCGCCACTACCACGATATTTGGTGCGCC